ACGCTTCGGGATCCTGAATGACAGTCATCGGTCCCCCTACGCGTTCGCCGTGGCGTTGCCACGCAGCATGTTGTAGAGGCTGGCCGGCTTGCGCCGGTACCGCAGACCCGACGGGAGGATGAGGCACGCGCCGAGCTTGGCCGCGCCGAGCGTGGCCGCGTGATCCAGGCTGACGTGGGTGTAGCCGTCACCGAGCTGGGCCGCGTGCACCTCGACGGCGATGATCGTTTCCTTGTCGCCGTACGTGGCGCCGGTGAGGCTGATGGTCGCGGCCTCGGACTGGGTGACCTTCGTCCACGCCTCGTCGTTGTCGAGGACGGCCTCACTCTTGATGTACCAATACGTGATGCCGGTCGACGTGGTGACCGTGGCCGACGCGAGGTTGTTGGACGTGCCGGACGTGTACGCCGTGTGCTGCTTCAGCGTGAGCGTCGCATCGGTGGTGGCGCCCGCGGCCAGGAAGACCAGGAAGGTCACCTGCTCGTGCATGGTCATGTTGACGCGCTTGCCGGTCGCGCCGTTCGCGGTGTCCAGGTCGACCGGCGACCAGCCGACGCCGACATCGAAGAGACGTCCGAGAGCATCCATGGTTGTTGTTCTCTCCCCTTCCAGGGGTTAGGGCCGGCGCCTACCGGGATCGGTCACGTGCGGTCCAGAGGTGGGTTCCCGGGAGCAGAGGGGGTGGGGCCCTCTGCTCCCGGGAGATCATCAGTCGGTGCTGCGGGTCTCCAGCTGGAGGAACGCGGAAAGCTGCGGCCCGTTGTTCTGCGGGGTGAGCGGAGCCAGCAGCGACGGCTGGCCGTCCACGTGCAGCAGGATCCGGAAGTCCGTCTTGTCCGACCGGAACGAGGAGTGCTCGCTGGTGTCGAACTGGACGGCCAGGGCGTCACCGATGGTGTACTGCGTCCAGTCGGCCAGGGAGATGTCGCCTTGGGTGCCGAGCACGGCCGGGGCCTTGCGGGTCCAGCGGATCGGAATGCCGAGGATGGACATGGGCAGCTTGGCCGGCCCCTGTCCCTCGCCGAGCATGACCGCGGAACCGCCGGTACCGACCGGCAGCGCCATCGAGAAGATCTCGGGGATGGCGTCCGGGGTGATGTCCCACTCCGCGGTGGCGTACGACTCGGGCAGGAGCTGCGCGAACATGGCCAGCACGTTGTTCCAGGTGATGGACGCGGTGGACTGGCCGGTCTCGTCACCGACCACGATCAGCGCGGGGTTGTTGGCGTGCAGCCCGCCCAGCGGCTTGCCGACGCCGTCACCGGAGATCAGCGCGCGGTCCTCGAATTCGCGGATACCGTTGGGCATGGCCGTGCGCATCCACGTCTCGAGCGACGGCGCGAACCGGATCAGCTCGTTCGGCACCGACGCGAGCCCGCCGAGCTTGTGCTGCTCGAGCGCGAGGGAACCGAAGGTGGCGGACGTCTCGGAGAACGTCTCGCCCGCGTCCAGCCAAGCGAACTGGATGCCGCCGTAGACCTCGCCGACCTCGGTGGTCATGTCGTTGACGGGCCACCGCATCTTGCCGGTGGGCAGTGGGACCACGGTGGCCTGCGGCCGGACGATCGCACCCTCGAGCGCGCGCGTCATGATGTCCGCGCGGACCTCCTCGGGGATGAGGTAGCCGCCGTCAGCCGGCACGTTCGGGCTGTACGCGTTGACCAGCGTGTCGTACTTGTCCAGGCGGGCACGGACTTCCGCGTTGGCCTTGCCCTGCTTGGTGAGCAGGATGTCCTGGAGCATCTGGGCGCCGTTCTCCCAGACCTTGCCCAGCTCCGGATCCGCGCCGGGGGCCAGCTTGTTGTACGCGGTGCCCGCGCGCTGCGCCTTGATGTCGGTGGGGCGCACGTCCGGCCGGCCGTCGGTGGGCACGCCGTTGCGCTTGAACATCTCCAGGACCGAGGCGGACACCTGATCAGTGAGCTGCCCCTTCAGGTCCTTCATGGTGGAGTTGACCTCATTGCGGTACGCGCTGGTGTAGCCGTCGAGCTTGGCCTTGAACGTGCCGTCCTTGGCGAGCGCGGCGAACTTCTCCGGCGTCTCCAGGGCAGTGTTCAGGAACTCTTCCCACTCCGAGGGAGTGACAGGCTGCGCGGTCGGTGCGGTCATCGGACGATTGCCTCCTTCAAGGCGATGCGCAGTCCCTCCAGATCGAAGGGGGCGACGTTGTTTACGGGCGACTCGGCCCGTGCGGCCGGCTGGAACAAGCCGATGTCGAGCGGCCCGGGCTGCGGCTCATCCGGCTCGGGGGGCGCGTCCTGGCCGATGATGAGATCCACCAGGCCGTCCGCCTTCGCAGAGTCGGCGGAGTACCAGGTATCACCGGAACGCATGATGTCGCGCCAGTCCGCGGGGGTGCCGCCGGCGCGCATGGCGTAGATGCCTGCGATGGAATCGGACAGCATGCCCAGCAGGTCAGCCACGTCACGCATGTCGTCCTCGGTGCCCATGGCCAGGCCCATACCGTCATGGATCATGACGAACGAGTTCTTGGCCATGCGGACGCCACCGGTGTCGGCCGCGGCATCGTAGGGGGAGGCGGCCAGCATGACGAACGACGCGGCGGACGCGGCGTAGCCGTCGATCCACGAGGTGACCGGTCCGCCGGCGTACTGCTTGAGCGCGTTGTAGATGGCTGCGCCCTCGAAGATGATGCCGCCGGGTGAGTTGATGTGCAGATCGACGGGGCCGGTCATGCTTGCGAGTGCCTGCGCCACGTCGATGGCCTGAGTGCCGTCCCATCCGCCGATGGCGTCATACAGGTAGAGCGAGTTGCCTTCGGCGCGGAAGTCCTGCATGGCCATCATGGGCGGGTTGGTGCCGACTGCCGCGGCGCGGCGCGGGGACTCGAGGATGGCGTGAGTGAGCGCGCGGGCGGATGTGCCGACGGTGAGGGATCGGGCCTTCGCGATCATCGCCTCGAGATCTTGCGGCATGGCCCCCTCGTTCTTTGCGGCACGTCCGCGCTTGATCACTCTACATCTGCACGTGTTGCCGTATTGTGCACCAACACACTTCTTGTAGCCTCGGCCGTTGGGATAGTCCTTGTACGCGTCGGCCCTGCTGCGGTAGAGCTTCCCGTCGTTGCCCTTGCACGGTTCGCACACATTGTCGTCTATGTGCGCTTTGACCATCCAGCGTTGCGCCATCTCCGGCTGACCGTAATCGCCGTTCTGCCGGGGCGCGCCGATGGTCATCAATCGCACCACCGCTGGAACTCGGTAGCGCGTACCCGCGCGGACTGCTTGACCGTGTCCAGTTCTGTCTGCGACCACTGACACGGAGTGCGTGGCTGAAACCACCAACGGCGCCGATCAGCAAGCATGTCGTACGGCCGGATCATGTAACCGATCCGGCCAATGATCCACCCCGCATGTGCACGAATCATGCCGCCTCGATCGCCTGGAACCTGGCCAGCAGAGCACGCGCCCTGTTCTGCGCCTCCTCGATCGGCAACGGCTCACCCGTGGTCGACGGCACCACCACCGGAGCCGGAGCAGGTTCGATCTCCTTCAGTACCGGCTCCGGCAGGCCGGCCACCTCCGCCGCCCACAGCGGATCGATACCGGGCACCGAGGTCAGGATCTCGAACACCTGCGCCGAGGTCAGTGCATCCGCGCGCTTCTCCGCGCGCTCCCGCTTGATCGGGCTGGTGTAGACGAAGCACAACCCCTGCTCGAGCGCACCGGGGAACAACGGCAGGAAATCGTTGTTGAGCATGCCCTTCCAGCGGTCCGCGCGTGGCACGGTCATCCGCTCCGCGAAGTCGTTGGATGCCGCGGTGGCGCTGGCCCGGTTCACATCCTCGAGCACACCCACGTCGTACTTGCTGGCCCCGTACGCCAGCAGGACGGTGTCCCGGTTCAGGTTGCTGGTCTCGACAAGCTGCATGTCCGCGACGGACATGGGCTTGACATCAACCCAGTCGCCTTCCTCGAGGAAGGCGGTCCGGCCGGCGTTGGCCACGCCCTTGAAATCGTAGTTCCAGCGCTCCACCAGCTTGTCGAACTCCTTGTCCGGCATGCCACGGCGCAGCTTGACGATGCCGCCCGGACGCGCGCCGTTGCGGTAGAAGTTCGCGTTCCACTCGGCGGACAGTGCGGCGCCGGACACCTGCGCCATGATCGTCTGCACAGGGCCCATGCCACGGTATGGGTCCATCGGGTTCGGCATGCGCATGGACAGCACGTCACGTGCCTTCAACGGCTGCTCGCGCCCGTCCGGGCCGACGTAGAGATAGCCCAGCAGGTAGTCACGGGGATCGGTGACCACGATCATCCGGTCCGGGCGCGCCACCCAGAGCTCCGCGGGGATGCGGCCGAGGTAGCTGACCACCAGCCAGCCCTCGCCGGTCAGGTCCACGTGCTGTTGCCCGGACTCGAAAAGCTCCTGCTTGGTGTAGAACGGGTTCGGCTTGTCGAGCACCACCAGCGCGGGATGCTTGTCGACGCACATCACGCCGACCTCACCGCATTCGTCCTCGGTGCCCTGCCCGTACTCGCACGCCTGGCCGGCCGGGGCAGGAGCGTGCAGGTGCCAGTCCAGTTTCGCGGTGGCAGTGCTGGTGCGGTTGACGATGGAGAACAGGGTGGCGGACGCACCCATGGCGTTCATCTGCGAGGTCGGTCCGGAGCGGCCGAACAGGCTGCCCAGGCGGTGCCGGTCGTCACCGTGGCCGGCGTAGGAGATCTGCGCGCGGTTCAGCAGCGGGCCGAGGAGGGACCTCATCGAAATACCCCAAGCCTGTCCGCGATCTCCTCCGCCACCGGCACTCCGCCTGCCTCGTGTGCGTTAGCTGCCTCGACCAGCAGCTCCGCCGCTTCGGGCTCCCCGATGTAACCGAGGCTCACGCCGGGGCCGTCCGGATCGTCGTCCAGTTGAAGATAGAGATTGTGCTTGTTCTTCCTGCCCTGCCGGATGATCACCGCTCGCTCCCGCCCAGCGCCTCGAGGACCAGCAGGCTCACACCGATGCCGATCGTGCCCGCGATCCAGTGCCAGCCGAACAGTCCCGTGTCGATGGCAGCGAACGCACCCCACTGCATGAGCGCCGTGCGCGCCCGCTTCAGTGTGGGCAGCTTGCGGGCCAGCCAGGACACCAGGAGCAGCAGGGCGGGCCAGGCCGTGCGGTGAGCTCGCGGGCGGGCTGCTGCCCAGGCCTGCGCGATGGTGGTCACTCGGGCACCGGGCCGGCCGGAGGCGCGGGCACGGTCACCGGATTCACGGTGACCTTCCAGGCGTCCATGGTCACCTCGACCGCGACCAGCACTTCGTCACCGTGACCGGATGCCTGTACGGCATCGTTCACTACCTGGAGCCATTGCTCAGGGTTGAGCGGCAGTTCGTCGGTCATCGTCATCCCCAGCGCACATTCGTCGGTCCGTGCAGGTCAGCTTCGCAGACAAAGTACCGCTCGGCGTCCTTCCCATGGTCATTCTTCTTCACGGGCTGCTCACGCTTGCGGTCGGCGCCGGGCGGTTCGGGCGCCCAGATGTAGCCGGGAGTCTCCTCGATCGTGCACGTCGGCAGCTTCTTCTCCACCATGGCGGGATCTTTCTCCACCAGCGCATCGCGGAAGTACATCAGGCGCGGCCGACCGTCCGCCGCGATCTTGTACCGCTCCGCCACGGCGTCAATGCCCATGGTCACGGCCTTCTCCGCGGCGATGGTGCCCATGCCGGTGTGCCGTTCGAAGGTGGCCCGGTCCTCCGCGTCATGGTCGCAGACGATCACGGACGGGCGGGGGCCACCGAGCGAGAGGATCTGTCGGGCGTGGTCCTCGACCAGCCGGCCGGACATGTAGATCTCGCGCACGAGGTAGGCGCGGCGGTCCTCGTCCAGCGCCCAGTCCTGCCAGACGAACGGGTTGGTGTGGCCGAAGTCGATGGACCAGATCCGCTCCCAGGAGCGCGGCACCGGGAACGGGTCGATCACGTGGACGGCGGGGTCGAACCCCTCATAGATGACACCCTCGGCCGCGGCCCAGATGTTCTTGCGCAACCGCAGGTAGCGCACGCCGGTCAGGCTGTCGAGGCGCTCGATGTAGTCCATGCCCTCCTTGGTGGGCGTGCCGTCCGGCCGGAAGTAGCGAGGGTTGTCCTCGTGCGCACTGACCAGGTGCACAAGCTTGCCGGTGGCCGCGCGCTCCAGCAGCCAGTGCGTGGGGTGTGAGGGATTGCAGTCCCCGATGAGTTGCTGGAACGAGATGGCCCCGTTGCGCAGGCGGATGTTGACGGACTCCCATGCCTCTTCGCTGACCTCGGTGCACTCCTGGATGAAGGCGATGTCGTACTCCGTCGACATGACCTTCATGGGATCGTCGAGGCCTCCGATGGTGACGGAGCTGCCGTTGCTGTAGCGGTACTGGGCCGGCTCGCGGGCGCTGCCGCCGTAGTAGCTGACCGTCCCGTCGATCAGTGCCTCTTTGACCACATCGCGCTCCCAGGTGCGCAGGGCACTGGTGGCCAGCGAGCGCGCGACCTGCCGCAGGACGAGTGCCTTGGCGCCGGGGGTGATCAGGCAAATGAGGTTGATCTTTTCCAGGACGGCGCGGCTCTTGCCGGTACCGGCCGCGCCGGAGATGAGGACTTCCTTGGCACGGTTGCCGAACAACTCGAGCGCGGCACCGCGCAGCTCCACCGTGTGTTCCAGCACCCGCATGGGACAAGTATGCAGAACGATCAAGAAAGCAGAACGACCCCGGACGGGGAGGCCAGGGTCGTTCTGGGTGTGGAGACGAATCGAGGCTAGCAGGAGCCGATGTTGCCGGGCGTGGTCGCGACACCGCTCACGAACTTGTAACCACTCTTGCCGTAGTAGAACGTCCGCGTACTGCCGGACGCGAACGCGATGTCATACGCAGACGAGTCAGTGACGGCGCCAAGGGAGAAACTCGTGGTCAGCGTTCCGGGCGAGGGGTTGACGATCGACAAGCTGCCGACGTAGGCCTGGCCCACGCCCGGTGTGCCGCCCAGCCCCATGTCGCCGCAGGGCTTGTCGTTCGAGGTGCCGGAGTTGTTGGCGCCGTTGTACGCGTACTCACCGAACGACTGGACGTACTTCACGGTGGACCACCCGGCTGTGAACGCGGTGGGCTGCCAGCAGCCGACATGCGAGCCGTTGTAGTAGACGTGCCAGCCGTTCGCGGACAGGCCGCAGTCGAGGGTGGACTGATACACCTGAATCTGCTTGGCCGTGCCGATGTCGGCGGTCAGGTCCGTGCCCAGGTTGGTGGCGTTGCCCGTGTCGTCCACCCACGGTCCGCCCGTACCGGTCCAGCAGCCAGTGACCGGCGAACCCGCGTGCCAGGCGCAGGAGTAAAGGTGCGGGTTGTCGTCCCCGAACTGGTCGTGCGCGACCGCGATACCGACCTCTACCGCGTCGTCCAGGGCCGTAGTGGTACGAGAGATGCCGAGGGCGATCAGTGAGTGGTCGCGGGCGCCGCCGTACACCGTGGCGGGGACGAACGGCTTGGCCACGTAGGCGTTGGCGGACAGGCCCCCGACATAATCGGTGCCGGTGAATGTCTGGCTGGCCTGGACGTAGTAGTAGCCGGCCCCGTTGAACGGGGTGGCCTGCGCCGGTGACGCGAACGCCAGCGATGCGACGACAACCAGCAGGGACAGGAGCGCGAGCCCGATCCGGCTCATGAGTTTCTTCATGGACCAAGTATATCGGGTTGATCTATCCGCCGAAAGCACCCTGGACCGCGGCGATAACTCCCAGCGTGAGCAGGAAAACGGCCAGCAGCCCGAGGCTCCGCCCGACGCTCGCATACCGGCCGTACTTCTCGGCACGTTGCCGGCCGTACTCGTCGGCCGCGGCGTACCAGGCGCGCTTGTGAAAGGTCACCGGAACATGTCCTTCAGATACCAGGCCAGCCAGCACAGCCCGCCGACGATGCCGATCGCCGCGCCTGCCATGACCGCAAGAATGATTCTCACCGCAGCCCCTGCCCGATCGCGATGGTGATCAGCATGGCGCCGAGCATGACAGCGGTCAGCGGCAGGGCCAGGATCAAGGCGAGCTTCATTTCAGGTTCTCCGGATCCACGCCGTCGATCTTGTAGTTGGTGGTCACGCCCACCTCACCACCTAGGGTCACCCGGTTCGGCAGATGACCCAGCTCCTCCGCCACGTTGCGCAGGATCTTCTGGGCCACGCCGGCGTCGATCTCCATGATCGGATGCCGCTCGCCGTTCTCATCCGGCAGGCCCATCATGATCTCGCCCTTGGCGTTCACCTTCGGCACCGGCTTGAGCGCGGTGTCCAGCACGTCCAGGTACGTGGCCAACCGGATCGCCTTCTCCGCGATGGCGATGCCCGCGAACTCGTTCTCACTGTCCGCGCGCACGGCGTCAACCTCAGTACGGTGACGCCCCAGGAAGTCCGAGATGGCTGGCTGCGTCACGCCGTACTTCCCGGCCAAGGCAGTCTGCGTCATGCCGGACAGCGCGAGATCGACGACCAGTTTGCGCCGCGTCCAGGGCACCTCGAGCGGCGCTTTGTTAACCATGTTGCCCATAGCTAGCTCGATGTCTTTGCACAAGCAGTGTCAACAGGCTGTGCAAGCGCCGCCCTGAACTCGTCCAGCAGCTTGTACCGGATGAAGAACTGTGTAGCGCTCCAGGTCCACAGCGACTCCCAGGAGCTGTCCATCCGGACCGCCACCGCGCGCCGGTCACCGCGCGCCAGCCGCAGCGCCTCACTGAACTTGGCCACCTTGCTGGGCGTGCCGTAGGCCGCGTGCGGCAGGTAGCCCTTCGCGTAGGTGATCCGCCCGGTCCAGCCGTGCGCCAGGGCCAGCTTCAGCAGGTCGGCCGCAGGCCTGGAGGTGGGCCCGTCGTACGGGTCGTCCGAGGTGAGCAGCGACGCCGGGTACGGCATAGCCTGCGCCGCCGGCATCTCACCGCGGGGCGGAAAGGGGAAGTGCGTGATCTGCATGGTCAGCCCCGCCCGTCACGCAGTTTGATGCTCTCGCCGATGACCAGTGCCAAAGTAACTGAGGCCGCGATCCAGAGCGCCAGCACCACCAGTATGAACGCGATCATGTCAGCAGTCCCGTCAAGTATTCGTCGCTCATGCTGTCAGTGACGATACGGCGCAGGTGCTGTGCAGGTGGCTCGGTCAGTAGCACGACGGCGCGCTCAAGCGCGGAAAGGTCGTACCGCGCGATCAACCGGTTGCAGGTGTTCGCGGACAGGCTGCCCGTACACACCAGGGCGCGAACGGCCTCGAGGCGATTGCCGATCAGGTGATTGTGGTCCACGCCGAGCCGTCGGCCGCCGCCACCCTTGAGATCGTCCGGGTGCATACCCCGCGCGGTCTGGCAGACGAAGCATCGTCCGGACTGCGCGAGGTACAGCGCCCGATAGAACCGCGGGGTGACCCTGTACTCGCGTCCGATGTGCCGGTAGAACGCCCGCCAGGACGTCACCACGGGCTTGAGCATGCCCGGGGGTGGGTTCCAGTCCAGCGCGGCCGTAGCGGGCATCTCAGCGGCCTGCGATCCGGTAGTGCACGCGCGGCCGATTGGCCACATAGCTGCCGCCGCCGCGGCGATACGTGGTGTCCACCGGGATCAGCTCCTGCTCGAGCACGCCGGCGCCACGCATCCGCGACAGCATCTCAGCGACGCTGGCCCGCTTGACGTCGAATGCCTCGGCCGCCTGATCCGCGAGTTCCTGCCCGTTCCTCCAGTGGGTGCGATCGAGCCGATCCCACACGTACTGCCACGCCTGTGCCATCCGGCCACCCTTCGCGCCGAAGCGGTAGGAGCCATCGGGAATGGGGGCGATGCCGTTGGGTCGCTCGATCACCTTCATGGGTTCAGTATTACGCATTGGTCCGGGCGAGGCAAGCAGGGCAGTCCAGCAGGCGCGAGTCCTCCAGCACGCGATACCGCGTGTTCGGGTCCGAGGCGGGACAGGCCGGCCTGCCGGGAGCGGCCAGGAGGTGCACGGGCGCCGCGGTGAGCGCCGTGCGCACGATGTCCGGCCCGGTGTACGACGTGGACGCCTCGACCAGGCCGAGACGCAGGCACTCGTTGACGATGCGGGTCAGGTGCAGCTGCCGCTGGCTGCCGATCATGTGCCAGGCGCGGCCGGCCGGCACGACCAGCGCGCCGCGCTCGATCTGATGGATGAGCCTGTCGC